CCGTCTGTTCGGCGTTGGAGTAGGTGTTCCGGTCGAGCCCGGCCTTGGCTCCGATGGAGGACGGGGGAACGCCGAATGCACTGCATATACGAGTTTCGGTATGTTGGAAGATTCCATCCAGGTTCATCTCGTTGAACATGGAGCCCATCTTGATGTACTCCACATCCGCATCGAGAATCGCTATCGAGCCCCAGCCTGACGTGTTCGAGGTCTGCCCGCCGAACTCTGAGACACCTCCCCAGGTGACCGACCGCGCCGCTCTTCCGTACTTCTGTCTCCACTGGTCCTGTATCGAGGTCTTCGTTTCCTCCGGTAGCGGGTACTCCGTCTTGACCTTGAGAGCAGCCGCCGGCATACCAGCGTTTAGCAGAACCGCCCGCATGTACTCGGAGGACTCATTATCGACATCGCCCTGTCGCGCTAATACAGCGATCTTGGATATGCCGTAGTTACCGTCTAGGTAATCCATCTCCGGGTAGTAGACGATATCCTTCGATGGGATTCTCTGACCCTGCGGAATGTCGTTCGGGTAGAAGAAGTCCTCTATCTGGCCGTCTGTTCGGAGCACTGGGTCGACGCGGTCGGGCCGTAGATTCTCTATGGCAACGATGTTGCCAGCTCCAGCCCGAATCTTGTGGATTACCGCTGCACCGCCTACATCGCGATAGAGCCAAGCCTGTTGCACAAACTCACGTTGACTCTGCTCGTGGTTCGGACGCATCAGAAGCTTCTGTAGCGGGTGCCTATCGGGTAGTGGGTCTGGAACACCTCTAGAGGTCTTCTTCTTGGCTATGAACTTGACTTGCCCGGCCGACTTCCCTCTAAGCTTCACGCAAGCGAATATGAGAACGTTACGCCGGTAGCCTTCATCAGCGAATCGCTTCACGTCCCATACGGGAGTGAGTGGTCGATTGGTGAGACCGCGTTCGATGAAACGGGCAATGGTGCCCTTCTGTGGGGGTGCGTAGCTAAAGCGGTCGAAGAAGCGAGAGAGTAGACCCATTACACCAAATCAATTATACCCTTACTTTCATAACTTGATTGGCATATCGCCGGGAGCGCGACCACGAAGCACCTTCGCCGCGCCTTTCGAAGCCGCATCCGCCTGGTCATCGTGGTCTCCATTCGGTATCGTCTCGAGCTCATCGAAAAACGCTTCGTTCCACGGGCCCTCTACGTAGCTCACTAGTCCATTTTCAGCCTTTGCTGAAAGTATGCGCCAAAAGGAATCTTTGGGTCCCTTATCGGTATCACCGTAGACCGCGAAGCCGGGAAGCACATTCCGAATCCAATGGCTGATGGTGGACTTCCCGGAGGCCCCAGGCTCCTGCTCTATCCAGATGACCGTTTCTTTTCCGTCGTGTTCCGCCGTGCGCCGCGCTTGTTTCTCGACTTCGGCGGGTGTCCGTCGCACATGAACAACATCTTCGATACAAAGCGACCCATTACTTTCTGAAACGAGTACACCGGCTGTCCAGTCAGGGTCGGTTCCTCTATCTGGTTCAGTTGCAGCCAAATCCCAGTAACGTACTCGGCGTTTGGCGTCGGGACGTAGACGCAACGGCTTGAACCACGTTCTATCAAATAGTTCCCCTTTCTCCTGTACGCTCCAGTCTCCATGAGACAGCCTTTTCCTGGTTACAGAATCCAGCTCTGAAAGGCTCTCCTCGTATGTGGCTACGTCGAGGTAGGGATTGTCTTCCTTCTTCGCAGGGACGAATGGCCTCCCATGCTTATCCCCTTCGACAATAAACCTTTGTCTTACCCATTGGTGGCCCTCGCCTCCAGGATTCGAGGCGGCTCGCATTCTCAGTGGTACGTGGGAGTCTTTGAGCCTACGGAGCCGAGAGAAGAGAAAGACGTAGTCTTCTCGCTTGAAGGTTGTGAGCTCATCGAATCCGCAGAATTGTAGCTCTGATGACTGGTATCTATACCTATCGTTGCGGGAATCCAGATAACCAAAGGTGAGTGTTGCTCCTGAGGGGAAAGACCATGTTTTCTCTGTCTGATTCCAGCGAGCCGCTGTGCCAGTAAGCCAACTTGCAGCCCGGTCCATAAGAGCACCAGGGAGAGCGAGATCAGCATACGTTCTGCGAAAGAGAATAGCCGCATATCCTGGTACCTCCACGAATTGTAGGGCAGCCATTAGGAGCGCTTCGGACTTACCACCCCCGGCCGCCCCGCCATAGAAAGCTTCTCGGTGCGGAAGAAGGAGGAACCTAGCTTGGCGCTCGGTCGGTTCCTTCGGTATCCACGGGTTCTCTAGAATCGTCTGCCTTAGGAGAAACTCCAGCGCTTCCCGCCGCAAGCTCGGAGAGGACGGCGTCGTAAAGGCCGAGTTTGGCGTTAATGTCTCCATCTACCTTGTGACTAAGCTCCCCATGTAGTTTAACCGCACCGTCATCGTCGAGGTGCTTATAGATATCGCCTATGGCAAATAGATTGCCCTCGGCTGCTTTTTCCAGATGCGCTATAGCCACAACCTCGGCCCACGTGAGAGCAGAAACATCCATGCCTGGATACGCCTTCTGCACAAGGTCTCGGAACTTCTCCGGCGCTACCTGTTCCGCGTAGTAACGGAGCATCGCCCTAGGAGAGCCTAGATTTGGCGGGCGTCCTCGAGGGTTCCCGCTTTGCCCCGGCTGCCATTGCTTGCCTACCTTGTTGCCCTTCTCAAATGGCTTGCCCCGCGTCTGCTTGCTCGTCTGTTTAACCGAGGACGCCTTCCGCTTGGCCACGATCTATTGTACGACCTTTAGTCGTCACCAGATACAAGCTGAAGAGTAGGCACCTCTCTACCTGCCCTCTTGGGATAGTCTCCTACTCCGTACTTGAGTTCAAGCTCGACCATTTTGATTAGCTTCCCCGTTGCGTTGCACGTGGCATTCGCCACGTTTACATTTACCTTGCCCTCTAAGACGTCGGGGATTAGATCGGCCATCAGCCGTTTTATATCGTTAGACCCTCTAATTCCCTTTCGAGCGACGACAGCCGCTCTTGATTCGGATTTAGCAGGTATCTCCGGAGTGCTTTCCTTGACGCCTCTATTTTTTTCAGACACTTCAATTCCTTTCTGAATCGCTTTATTTCTTCGATTCTATCGTCTCGGAGTTTATCGTATATTACCCACCAGCGAACCAAATCAACGCTTAGCACCTCCGATTCCCAGTAGTACGGCCAGTATTCATTGAACTGTTTTTTATAGAAGCCCATTGGTATTACGGCCACGGGCTTCAGCGTTTCGATACAACGCCTGACCACGCCTTCAAATCTGTCTTCTTCCCCGTTGAATACATGGCTATATACCGAGTTCTTAATCAGCCTGTATATGCAGTCATAATTTCCAAAGTGCTTCCTGAGTACACCTCGCGACATCCTAATGTCATGGCCCTGGCCACTGGGCCAACACTTTGGAATTTCCAACACCCATACCTTACCTTCGGCTCTAAACCTGTATTCATTGGGCTCGCACTTTTGCGTACAGCACTCACTTCTGTGACCGCGACTAATTCGATTCAGAGCGTTCTTACCCATAACTCCGGTTGCTTCAAACAGCTCTCCTTGCAGAACTCGTGGAATTCTATGGCGTTTGCGACCCAGGCCACCGTTCGGCCCAACTTCATCCGCCTAATAACGCCTTGTCGCTCGCCATCGAGATGCCCAGGAGTCACCGCCGTCTGGTGCTTCGACGGATCGCGGGTGACGGAGGCAGCGTACTTTCGGATAGTCGGCACTCCCCCGTCAACGTAAATACCTTCGAAAACCTTCATGGTGCGCCAGTCAACGCCTGCTTCTACGAAGGCGTGTACACTAGACGTGTAGCCTACGTCATCGTCACGGAAGCCCTTGCCGCTAAAGCTGACCAATACTCCATCGCGCTGGATGAATTTGGCGAATACCGAGCCGGCGCCGTGCCCGTTAGCCACGTCCGAAAGCCAATACTCAGGACTGCTAGAGCACACGGCAAAGCCAAGCATGGGATGTGTAGTCCTTCTGAATATCGGGTGCAGCCTGGCAGTTTCAGAGATGATTCCCATCTTGCTTGTGGTATTCCATGTATCGAAATACCCCAGTTCGGACCATGAATGAAAGTCGAATACAGGGAATAGCAGTTCTCTTGAACCAGACTGTATGAACGCCTTAATCACCCCGGGTGGTCCACCCGCGACAGGTTTCACTTCGTTGTAAGAAGAG